GCTGAATGCACCAGAGACGGCAGCGCCGGGTGGGCTCGGTACTTGCGTGGCGCGCAGCGCCTGGACATCCTCGACGGCCTTGCTTTCCCCGCGATACCCGGCGCCTTCGACAGCAGGCGCGGCGTTGACGACCGTCGCTGCGGATGAGCCTTGCACCGAGCGATCAGGATTGTCCTGGTACATCACCAGATCAAACAGACGCCCTCCGAGCAGTTCACCTGCCCATTCACCCAAGTGGCCACCGGCAACGCCGGCGAGCTCCTGAACCTCCTTGTTCTTGGTGAAAACCGCCGCTATCGACGCACCGAGGAGCGTCCCGCCCAGCTCACCAGCGGCCGCCCCCATACCCTTGGCCTTGTCCTCGGGCGTCTCGCCGTCGATCCAGGCCTTGAACGCCGAAATGCCAGCATTGAACGCACCTGACTTCAATCGGCTGCTGATTGCAGTCTGCGCACGCTGCCGCTGTTCAGCTGGCAAACGACGGCCAACCTCATAGGCCATGCGCGCCCCTACAATCGTACCAACGCCCAACACCGACGCGGCAACCTTGACACTCTCAGCGGTCGATCGGCGAGTGCGCGAGGGTTTTTCGGACGAAGCAGCAGAAGCCTCGGCGGCCGGATCGCGTGCAGTGTTCGGCGCTGCACCGTGCTGCTGCCCTTGCTGGAAAACAGGCTTGAGCCGAGCCAGCCCGGCGATTACCCGATCGAGTGACAGATAGTGCTGACGCAGGCGCTCCACTTCGTCCGCTTCAGTACCCAGCCGGGCAATCTGATCTTGCTGATGCTGATCCTGGTCCAGCGCCAACTGGCGTTCGACCTGGCGTACCTTGCCGAGCTCCAACCCCAGGCGGATCACCTCGCCGATCAGGCGACCGAGCCGGGTGCCGTCGGCCTGCCTGCGCAGGCGTTCGACATCCCGGCGCAACTGCTCGATGGCGAGGCCCAAGGGGTTGATCACGGTGACGCCGAGCCCGAGGGTGAACACCTGTGTGTTCGCCATAGGTTCCTCCTGGTCACGGCGCGAGCCACCAGACCATGTCGCTGTACGGCATGGTCATGATTTCGCTCGCAGAAAAGTTCAGCTCCCTGGCCAGCCGCTTGACGGCGGCCTTCTGCCGGGCCGGGTCAAAGTTCGTCGTCCTGCACCAGGCGAAAATAGCCGCTCTGCAAACGGCTATAGTCCTTGAGGGCAAGGCCTTCGAGGTCCTTGATGCCGACTTCGGCCAGCGACGCGAACAGGTTCAGCTCGCGCTGCTCGTCATCCGCCGCGCCGCCGGCCTGGGCATTGCGGAAATCGCGCACGGTCGGTGCCCGCAGCGACAGGCTGTCGACTTGCACGCCGTTGGCTTCGCTGGGGCGCGACAGGCGCACGGTGACGCGGTCGGCACTGAGGGTCAGCCAGTGCGGCTGTTTTTTCGCTTGAGCCATGGTCGTCTCCTTACAGGCCAAGCGCAGCGCGCTGGGCGGCCAGTTGGTCGACGCCGTCGATCACGCGCTTCATGCCCAGCGCGTCGATCTCGTAGATCAGGCGGCCATCGACTTCGAGCTTGTAGTAGGTCAGGCCAACGCTGTGCTTGATCTCGGCCTTGTCGCCGGACTTCCAGTCGCCCATGTCGATTTCTTTGAGGGTGCCACGCAAGGTGACCACCACCGGGTTGATCTTGCCCTTGAGGCCCTTGAAGGCGCCGCGGAAAGTGCCGTTGAAGCCGCTGCCGTCGGCCAGGCCGAAGAATTTCAGCGCTTCACGGCGCACGCCTGTGGTGGTGAAGGCCGCTTCCTGTTTCTCCATGCCCAGGTCCATCTCGACCGGCATGTCCATGCCGCCGGGGCGGTGTTCTTCCATCTTCAGGGTGAGTTTGGGCAGGGTCAGGCTGGGTACATCGCCCTGGAAGCTGACGCCATCGACGAACAGGTTCAGGTTGGCCAGGGTTTCGGGGATCATTGCCATGTGGATGCGCTCCTTAAGCGGCGGAATCGAGGACTTCGGTCAGCCACTGGTTAGTGACTTCAACGCGGAAATTGGGGTTTTCGGCAGGCGGCACGTCGGTGAAGCGGATGTTCCAGTACACCTTGCCCTGCTCGAGCTGGCTGGCCGTGTTCAGCTCCGGGTCGGCGAAGACCTCGAAGTTGATGATCGCGCCCTGGTTCTTCAGGTCGCGCATGAAGGCCTGCAGGCCTTCGGTGACGTCCTTGACGTAGGTGGCGGTGATGGCGCGGTCGACGGCCCACTTGTGGCCGTAGAGGATCGCGTCCATGACGATGTCCATGGTCCGCACACGGGTGACGAAGGCCCATTTCGGGTCGCTGGACAGGGTGCGGTTGCCCCACAGGCGGAAGCCGTCGTCGCGGATGATGGTGGCGATGTTGGCGTTGTTCAGCAGGTTGGCGCGGCAGCTGTCGTCGCCGTCGAGGAACTCCACCGGGCGGGTGGTGCCGGTGATGCCGACGAACTCCTTGTTCGACGGCGAGGCCCAGAAGCCGTATTCGCTGTCGGTCCAGGCGAACAGGCCAGCCACCCACGCCGAGCCCGGCGCGTCGACAGTCGCCTCTTCGCCGTTGTCCCAGTACTGCACGCCCGGGTCGACCAGGAAGGCGCGCTTGGCGCCGAAGTTCTTGGCGTAGTCGAGGGCTGCCTCGTCGGTGGTGTTGGGGCCGTCGATGATGGCGATGCCGCGCAGTTTGTCGGCCAATGCAACCAGCGCGGTGCCGACCGCCTGGGTAGCGCTGTGACGGGGTGCGGCCAGCAGGCGTGGCTGGGCGTTGAAACGGCTCTTGCCGTCGAGCAGCGCCTGCAGGCCGGTGCGCTTGCCATCGGCTTGAACGCTGCCGATGATCGCGGCGGTCTGCTCTGCTGCATCGTCCAGCTTGGCCACGCCACAGGCGACGATGACCGCCTTGGCGCGGGTGTAGATGGCCCGGCAGGCCTTGGTAATGGCGGCATTTTCGCCAAAGGCGGCGACAGCTTCAGTTTCGCTGGTGATCAGCACCAGGTCGTTGGCCTTGGCTGTGACGCCAGCGCCTTCGGTGAAGGTGTCGACCAGGCCGATGATCGAGGAAGAAGGCAGCGCGATGCTGCGGGCGCCGGTGTCGACGTTGGTTACGGTGACGCCGTGGAAGAATCCACTCATGTAGGTTTACTCCAGGTTCAGGTACGAAAAGGCCCTGCGGGTGCAGGGCCGGGTAGAAAACTTGCAGATAGAAAAAAAGCCCCGGGGAGACGGGGCTTTACTGAGCTTGTTGAACTAGCCAAACCGGTGGCTCTGGTCTCGATGAGGAATCAGGAAACATTGAAGAAGTTGGCCAATCACGGAGGCTCTGTCGATAGGCGAGTAGTTCACTGTATTGCGCCGATGACAGCGAGCTGTTGATACTCATTGCCAGCTCGTCACGATGACGCATTACCAGCCACTCGCTAGTTTGCAGTTGATAGTCGCGCCACATGCGCACAGCTTGAACCAACTCACCTTCAGTCGTGCCCGAGGGTGGAGCAAATCCGCCCTCGACAACGTTCCAACCGGGTCTCGTCTCAATCGAACACTTTTCCCAGACTAGCTCGGAATGATAGCGGTCGAGCGGATCAATATCGGTAATTTCCATTACCCGACCGTTTGCAATTCGTGCCCACATATCAATTCTCTTCAGTAAGTAATGACTACGCAGCCATCGGCGCCCGACTGCGAACTAATAACCGTACGACCGCCGCCGCCCATGCCCGGCTGTGTCGGTGTGGAACTGTCAGAACCGGCATAAATTGATTCCCCACCGCCGCCAGGCCCGCCCCACGCACCAGAGTTGTTAGTGTTGCGTACCGGCGGGGAGCCTGCCCCCAAGGAGGCATTGAAGTCTCCACCAACCCCCATGCCGCCGCCAGCACCGTTAAATAGCGTTCCCCCCTCTCCCCCGGTTGCGGAACAGAACGAACCGAACGACGAGGTACCTCCCCATGAGCCAGCCGTATTTACGACATTTACGGCTTTGCCGCCTGCACCCACCGTTACAGTGATGCTTTCTCCAGGGGTAACAGCGCAGATGCGGCTGCAGATTCCTCCGCCACCACCGCCGCCCGCGCCAGTCTCAACTGGCCCGAACGCACCGCTACCTCCCCCCCCGCGTAGATCGACGAGCACTCGAGTTACATTGGCAGGTACTTTCCATTGGTAAGTACCTGCCTTGGCATAGAGCGCGCGACCGCGAAAAGGAAAGTTAGCGCTGGTAGCACTTGTTGCTCCGCCCGCAACGACCCCGTAGATACCATCGGAAAGACACGCCAAGATCAATGGCGGGTCGAGATGCGTAACGGTCACCGCCGCATAAGACGTTGAACCAACGGCAACATACCCTTTGCCAGAGCGAGGCGCATTTATCGTCAGCGTTCCATTACCGGAGCCTACCGACACAATGAAAATCGACCCGCTTGTTACTCCCGAATCGGGAAGATTTAAGGTTCCTTCCCAACTCCCTACTCCGGACATGGTGCAATACTTGCCAGTATGCGCCTGACTCAAGGTTTGCCCGTTAGATAATCCGACTGCAGGGCCTGGCAAGTTAAAACCCAGCTGCCTGACGAACTCCGTTGTAGCCAATTGAGTACTATTGTCATCCCGAGCAGCGGTTGGAGCGCGGGGAAGTCCCGTAAACACCGGACTGGCCAGATTAGCCTTGAGACTAAGCGCGCTGTTAACTGGAGAGGTCGTTAGAACATCTGTGAGGCCGTAAGCTGCTACCGTGCTTGGATTAGTCGCAGCAAACACACGACCATACTTATCGACCGTCACACTGCGATAAGTGCCCGCCGAAATTCCGCTGCGCCCGAATGCCATTTCGTACTGCTGGGCACTGACACCCAATGTAATCGGCCCGTCGCTGACTAGCTGCCAGGCGCTGTCGCTATTGGCTTCCCCCCTCTCCACCAATATCAAAAGTCCAGGGGTCACTTTTGCATCGGTGTCAGCGTCGCTGCTGCGACTCCACCCCCCCGCAGCAGCCAGATAGATGCCATTGTCCTTAGCAGCCGTCTGGTTCTTGACCAAGACTCGCGCTCCCGCGACAAGCGCTACGCCATCTATAGTCTGTAAACCACTCAAATTGATATTTGCTGTGGTTGCAGCCAGCACCGAATGCTTGAAATCCTGCTTCGCCAACTCTTCGGTCACCCATTCCCGAGTAGCCAGCACCACCGCCGGATCAATCTTCAGTTGCACATTACTGGCACTGCTCACCACCAGGTTCATCCGCACCACCTGGGTACGTCCCGAGCCCTGGCTCAGCAACGGTTTATAGGTCGGCGCACAGTTGGCCACGGCGACCATGTCGCCATCGGCATCATAAAGCGCGATCTCGCGGATCCACTTGCCACCGACATCCGCCGGAATGACCTGCTCGGCAATGATGATCGCGCTGTTCTTGTCATCCACCTTCAGCTGGTTCAACGGCGCGCGGCGCCATTCGTTGATCAGGCTGGTCTGGGTGGCGTTGGGGGTGGGGTCGGTGCCGTTGGCGTCGCCTACGCCCATCTGGGTGATTGTCCAGGCAATGCCCAAGGCATCGGCATTGGCCTGTTTCGCCGCGCCCACATTGGTGAGGATGGCGTAGAACTGAGAACTCTGGTCAACCATGTGCAATGTCCAAGGTATCGATTGTATGTTCGCGGCCGCCTCGTCCAACGACGCCGGTGATCTCGATGTCACGTGGCGTCGGCGGGTAGATGTCCAGTTCGTCACCGTCCTGGATAGCGCAGCCGACATGAAGGGCGCCCCGGCTTTCGAGGCTGATCACCAACCCGGTCAGGTGGCGGCTGACGGGCCGCGCGTCATCGATCAGCGATGACAGTTCCTGGTAGGTGCTTTCACTGATGCCCGCATCGGAAACGCCGATCTTCAGGGCAAAGGTCCCCGCTGGTGCGGGGGGCGTGGCTTGCCACCACTCCTCCACCTCGATCAGGTAACCGAACGGTTCCACCACCCGCCTGAGCGCGCCGAGGGTGCCTTTGTGGGCGTGAACGAAGAACGCAGCGCGGATCACCGAACGCTTGATCTCGTCGCTCCAACTGTCTTCCCAGCGGTCCACCGACCAGGCCCAGGCCAGGTGATACAGCAGGTGCGCGGGGCAACTGTCCGGGCTGTAGAGACGGCGCAGGCTGACTCTCAGGTCCTCATCGGCCGCCACTTCGATGGCCCGCTCCAGCGCTGTGCGATTGAGCGGCAACAGGCTCTGCATGTCAGCCACCCCGCTTGAGGGTGTAGCCCGTGCACCAGGCCGCCTGCGCCTTGCTCGGGCGGATGTCGGCCCAACCGCCCAGCTCGACCCGGCTGACACCGTCGATATGCAGCTGGGCATCGATGCCCGAGCGCGCCACTTCCACGCCCAGGCGACGCCGTGGATTGATCCAGGCCTCGAGACGGCGCTGGCACTCGGTGAGGATCGCCTCGTACTCAGGACCGCTGTCGGCCAGGTACAGCACCGCATCGATGCGATAAGGCAGGATTTCGGCGCTGCGCACATTGACCCGATCGGCGACCGGGCGGATGTCATCGTCATTGAGGTAGGTGGCCACCTGCGCCAGCAGCTCGGCACTGGCCTGGCCATTGCCCTCCAGCCCCAACACGGTGACATCCACCACCGCCGGCGACGGGCTTTCGGCGGTGGCGTCAGCCACCTGCCCCGAAGCGTTGCGGGCGTGCAGGATGTAACTGTTGCGTGGGCCGGCCGTGGTCAGGCCTTCGTAGACCAGTTGTACCCGCTCACGCAGGGCATCGTCGGATTCCAGCAAAGCTTCGACGGGCGGCACGCTGGCCAGGTCCTCGGCCTGGATCACCAGGCGCTGCAGGCTGACATTGGCCGCCAGTTGGTCCAGATCACTGCCTTGGGCGTAGGCCAACAGCAACGCCTTGGCAGCGTCGTTGATGCGGGCCCGGTTGAGCAGCTTGCGATAGGCGCCGACCTCGAGCAGTTTGGTGACCGGATCGCTCTCCAGGCTGGCGGTCCAGCCGTCGCCCAGGTATTCGCGAAAGGTCTGCAGATCGGCCTGATAGAGGGCTTCGTAGTCGAGGTCCTCCAACAGCTGCGGAGCTGGCAGTTGTGACAGGTCGACCTGGCTCATACGCGCACCTCCAGCAACGCTTCATCGCCCAGGTAGCGACCCTTCAAGGCCAGGCTGACCTGGCCATCGAGCACGGCGACGACCTTGACCCGATCCAGTTGCAAACGGGGCTCCCAACGGCCCAGTGCGCGAGCCACTTCGGCCTGCACGGCACTCTTCCAGCCCTCGTTGACCGGCAAGTCGACGAAACGCCGCAGCTGGCTGCCGTATTCAGGGCGCATGCGCCGACTGCCCAGCGGCGTGGTCAGGATGTCTTCAATGGACTGGCGCAAATGATCGATGCCGGCCAGCGGCTGGCCGGTGCGGCGGTCCATGCCGATCATGGTGCACCGCCCTGTTCATGGGTATGCATGGCATTCTCCTGTTATGAAAAAGCCCGCATGCGCGGGCTTGATTCAGTGTTTGTGGTTGGCCGTGTTGCCGGCGGTGTCGATGATCCGCCCACCGCCATTGATGTCGCCGCTCACCTGCAGTGGGCCGTCGACCGTGACATTGCCTGTGAGATGTATCGCTGCCGCCTGCAGGCTGATCGCCGCTTCGCTGACCTGCACGGTGCTGGCGCCGACCTTGATCGTCGCGCTGCCACCAGGTAGCTCGATGTCGTAGTGGCTGGCCTGCCAGTCGTAGCTGAGCGAACCGCCATCGGGAAAACGCCAGACCTCGACATGCGCGCGGGTATCCGGCGCACTGCCGGCATTGCCATACAGCCCTGCCAGGAAGGTGCCCTGGGCCGGCTCGCCGCTAGGGCTGAGCAATACGCCCTGCTCGCCCAGGCTGGGGGCTCGCCAGTGCCGCGCCTGGCCGGCCGCCTGGGCGTGCCAGCGCAGCCAGGCGCTGGTCCAGCCGCTGCCGTCCGACACCCGCACCCGGGCGGCGGCAAGGTCAACCGCCACCACCCGGCAAGGGATGACCAGGCAGGCCAGCATGCGGTCATGCATGGCGCTGACATAGCTCATGACAGCTCCTCGGGGGCGATGTACTGCGCTTCATGACCCACGCCGATTTCCGGCGCGAAACCCAGCACCAGGCTACCGGGAGGCTGGTCCGGCCAGTTCCAGCGGGCCTCGCCGAGCAGCACCGGCTGGTCCCAGCGCACGGTCCAGGCGCTGCCCTCGAACTGCGCCTGCACGTTGCGGCTGGCCTCGACGAAGTCCAGTGCCCAATGCTGCTGGCGCAGCAGGTCCATCAGTTGTGCGGCGAGCAGGCTGCCCTGCAGGCGCGCTTGCGGGTTGGCGCTGTCGGCGGTGATGTCGGCCTCGAAGGTGGCAATCAACACCGAGCGGCCATCGCGCGGTGCTGCATCTGCCGTCATTTGCACGATGCCGTGGCGCAGCGCGGGGCGCTCAGGGGCATTTCCTACAAACGTATAGGCATCTACCGATGCCAGTTCCGGCATCGCCTCACGAATGGTTGCGGTCACGGCCGCATGCAAAGTGGCCAGTTCGCTCATGCATATTCTCCTTATCGCTCGTCGGCCTGGGTACTGTCGCGCAAGCCCAGGCGCCGGATCGCCCAGCGTTCGTAAAGGCGCATGGCGACATCGGCGCCGCCAACCGCAGTCATGCAGCCAAATGCACTGGCCGCCCAGATCGACAGGCCACCGGCATACAGCAGCATCACCGTCGACACGCCGCAGACCATGCAGGCCCCGGAGCGCAGCGCCAGCCGTCGCAGCAGCGACCAGCCCGTGGCTCCGGCCTTGTCAGCCCGCCACATCTCACCGCTGAGGCCCCCCAGCAATGCCAGGACGATTACCAGCCAGAGCGGCATTTCCAGCAACGCTTGTTGCTCGTTCGTCACTGTCCTGTCTCCTGTGTAATGCCTGTTGGCGGGGGCCAGCAGGCGGGTTGTGGGTACTCTGTCTCTTTCAAAAGCCTCGGCATTCCAAAAGGCCCGGCTCGCCAGGCCTTTCAGTAATGCGTTGTCGAACCGGCGGCCACGACTGGTGACGCCGCGCGGTTGCGCTACAAATTGGTGACTCCGACCGCGGCCACCTGCCCGCCGGATAACTGTTCGTGGTGCTTTACGCTGCACACCCGGGCCAGTTGCCAACCCTCTGGACAGTTGAGGCCTGTCCATCGCTGCCTGTGTAACAACCGGTTTCCGTCCGGCTTGAGACACAGGCTATGCATTCACGCATATGCAGTCAATGCATTTCTTCACTTTTCTATGCACTTATTTTTGCTGATATGCATGCAAGCCATGCGCGGCATGGTTTGTAGGGCTTTTCTGCAGGCGAAAAAAAACCCGCCGAAGCGGGTTTGTTTAGCCGTGAGGCTGTCAGCGAGCGAACATGCCCCACCAGAATACATGCCCAAGCAGGCTGATCTGCTCGTCCTGCATCTGCTGGAAGCTGTAATCCTCGTCGGGGTGCTCATCGCGATTGAAACTGCGCAGGCGGATGCCGGTAGGCAGGCGGTATACCTGCTTCACCCGCAGCTGGCCATTGTGGTTGATGGCGTAGAGGTCACCATCGATGATGTCGCCAATCGAACATTTACCGGTATTCACCCCGACCGTCGCACCGTCCCGCAGCACAGGCAGCATGCTGTTGCCACGCACGGTCACACACTTGGCCTGGTCGAACTGCACGCCATTGTGACGCAGGCTGCGCTTGCCGAAACGTAGCCGCGCACGCTCGCTCTCTTCGATGACGAATCTTCCTGATCCTGCTGCCAATTCGACCTCACGAAGGAAAGGTACCGACACCTCGTCATCCTCGACGGGGGTTTCATCGTCCCACAGGCTGATGTCGCTGAGGTCCGCGTGGCCATGGGCCGGCAGCGCGGCTTCGCGCGACTCGCCAAGCTCGGCACGCCCGCGCAACTGTTCGGTGCTCACGCCGAAGTATTCGGCGATCTTCGACACGTGCTTGTCGGAAGGGTCGACGATCTTGCCGCCGAGAATCCGCGACAAGGTGGATTGAGGGACACCCGTGCGCCGGTACAGCTCCGTCGGGGACAGGCCGTGGCGGTCGAGCAGTTCTCTGAGTACGGAGGCTACGTTGCGTTTTTGCATAGCGTGCATAATGCAGGCATAAGGCAGCGAATGCAATGCAGCGTTCAGCACACCTCGAGGCTTTCACGAGCCATTGCCATGACCACTTGTTCGTCGGCCTCTGGCAGACGCGGCAGGCCCCTGGGCCAACCGTTCGACCAGTCGCAACCACCCTGCCGGCGCATGTCCTCGACCGCCGAGCGCCACCAGATCACCTTGCATGCCTGTTGATACTCGTCGTTGCCGATGAAACTGCCGTACAGCAGCTTGCGGCCGATGCCACGCATTTCCGGCGGCAGCCGCTTGAGGCTCCACTTGGCGGTAAGGCGATCGAACCACGAGGGTTCTGGCCTTTGCACCGGCACCTGCAACGCCAGCTCGAGCATGCGCGCATCGAAGCGATCACCATACCGCGCGAAGAAGACCTCCAGAACGGCATGAATAAACGGCTTCATCGCGAAGTAGTGGCTGATGACGCCCCGCGCCTGGTTGATCTGCTTGCCATGCAGCTCGAATGAAAAGGCGATCTGCTCGATGGTATGCAGGGTAGCAGCATAAGGCGTCCAGGCGTCTATGCGATGCACGGCACGCTCGGCGATACCGGCGTTTTCCAGGGAAAAGCCCAGTACTCCGCTGTTACAAAGCCGCAAGTCGCTCGCCGGCGCGTCCCCGCAGTCGGTCAGCGCCTGGGTGAAACCTGCGTAGTAGTTGGCGCGTGAAGCCTCTACCCAGCTCATCTCGATTTCATCCACCAGGAACTGGCGCGCATCAACCTGCTGGAACAACTGCAGCGGTGACTGCAGGAACACGGTATCGGTATCGATGAAGATGGTCTTGTCTGCCCACGGCGCAGCATGGGCGATTGCGCATGCCTTGCGGCGGTGAATATAGCCACCGTCGCCACTCCAGGCCTGGAGCTGTTCCGCCTCAAGAACGATCACTTCCACGGGCCAGCCATCGAAGGCCTGCGGCTGGTCGGTCAGCACGCGAATGGTCGGCAGTTCCCCAGGCTTGCTGCGCGCCAGCGCGGTGAGGATGCTCAGCTTCGCCTCCAGCTGGTAGATCCGCCGCTCACCATAAAGTAGGTAGATCAGCTGCTGTTTGGCAAAAGAGACCGTGCTGGAAACATTCATCGTGAAATTCGGGGGATCGCGCTGCAAAGGGGGGGCATTGTAGAGAAGTGCGCGGCGCTTAACCACACTGCTTGCCGCGCGCCTCGCCTGCAACTCGGCAAAAAAGCCTGTACCATTGCCGGTTTCACAATCGCCAACCAGATCACCCGCTGTAAGGCCCCGAATGTCTGATCTTTCCGCACACACACCGATGATGCAGCAGTACTGGAAGCTGAAAAACCAGCACCCGGACCAGCTGATGTTCTACCGCATGGGCGACTTCTACGAGATCTTCTACGAAGATGCGAAGAAAGCCGCGAAGCTGCTGGACATCACCCTGACCGCGCGCGGTCAGTCGGCCGGCCAGTCGATCCCCATGTGCGGGATTCCGTTCCATTCGCTGGAGGGCTATCTGGCCAAGCTGGTCAAGCTTGGCGAGTCGGTGGTGATCTGCGAGCAGATCGGCGACCCGGCCACCAGCAAGGGCCCGGTGGAACGCCAGGTGGTGCGCATCATCACCCCCGGCACGGTCAGTGACGAGGCCCTGCTCGACGAGCGCCGCGACAACCTGATTGCCGCCCTGCTCGGCGACGAACGCCTGTTCGGCCTGGCGGTACTGGACATCACCAGCGGCAACTTCAGCGTCCAGGAGATCAAAGGTTGGGAAAACCTGCTGGCCGAGCTCGAGCGCCTGAACCCGGTAGAGCTGCTGATCCCCGACGACTGGCCACGCGACCTGCCCGCCGAGAAACGCCCGGGCGCCCGTCGGCGCGCGCCGTGGGACTTCGACCGCGATTCGGCGCGCAAAGCCTTGTGCCAGCAGTTCGCGACCAAGGACCTCAAGGGCTTTGGCTGTGACAAACTGACCCTGGCCATCGGTGCCGCCGGTTGCCTGTTGACCTACGCCAAGGAAACCCAGCGCACGGCCCTGCCGCACCTGCGCAGCCTGCGCCACGAGCGCCTGGACGACACGGTGATCCTCGACGGCGCCAGCCGCCGCAACCTGGAGCTGGACATCAACCTGGCCGGTGGCCGCGACAACACCCTGCAATCGGTGATCGACCGCTGCCAGACCGCCATGGCCAGCCGCCTCTTGACGCGCTGGCTGAACCGCCCGCTGCGCGACCTCAAAGTGCTGCAGGCACGCCAGGACTCGATCCGCTGCCTGCTCGACGGCTACCGCTTCGAAAAGCTGCAGCCGCAGCTCAAGGAAATCGGCGATATCGAGCGCATCCTCGCCCGTATCGGCCTGCGCAATGCCCGACCGCGAGACCTGGCGCGCCTGCGCGATGCTCTCGGTGCCTTGCCCGAGCTGCAGAACGCCATGAGCGAACTGGAAGCACCGCACCTGGCACGCCTGGCCGCCATCACCGGCACCTACCCGGAGCTGGCCAGCCTGCTGGAACGTGCGATCATCGACAACCCGCCAGCGGTCATCCGTGATGGAGGCGTGCTCAAGGCCGGCTACGACAGCGAGCTGGACGAGCTGCTGGCGATCAGCGAGAACGCCGGGCAATTCCTCATCGACCTGGAAACCCGCGAGAAGGCTCGCACCGGCCTTGCCAACCTCAAGGTCGGCTACAACCGTGTGCACGGCTACTTCATCGAGCTGCCGACCAAGCAGGCCGAGCAGGCACCGGGCGACTACATCCGCCGCCAGACCCTCAAAGGCGCCGAGCGTTTCATCACGCCCGAACTCAAGGCCTTCGAGGACAAGGCGCTATCGGCCAAGAGCCGTGCCCTGGCGCGCGAAAAGATGCTCTACGACGCGCTGCTGGAAACCCTGATCAGCCACCTGGCTCCACTGCAGGACAGCGCCGCCGCGCTGGCCGAAGTCGACGTGCTGAGCAACCTTGCCGAACGTGCGCTGAACCTCGACCTGAACTGCCCGCGCTTCACCGACGAGCCGTGCCTGCGCATCGAGCAAGGCCGCCACCCGGTGGTCGAGCAGGTGCTGACCACGCCGTTCGTGGCCAACGACCTGAGCCTGGACAACAGCACGCGCATGTTGATCATCACCGGCCCGAACATGGGTGGTAAGTCCACCTACATGCGCCAGACCGCCCTGATCGTGCTGATGGCGCACATCGGCAGTTTCGTTCCGGCCGCCCGCTGCGAGCTGTCACTGGTCGATCGCATTTTCACCCGTATCGGCTCCAGCGACGACCTGGCCGGTGGCCGTTCGACGTTCATGGTCGAGATGAGCGAAACCGCCAACATCCTGCACAACGCCACCGACCGCAGCCTGGTGCTGATGGACGAAGTCGGCCGCGGCACCAGCACTTTCGACGGCCTGTCACTGGCCTGGGCTGCAGCCGAGCGCCTGGCCGAGCTGCGTGCCTACACCCTGTTCGCCACCCACTACTTCGAGCTGACCGTGCTGCCGGAGAGTGAACCGCTGGTGGCCAACGTGCACCTGAATGCCACCGAGCACAACGAGCGTATCGTCTTCCTGCACCACGTGCTGCCTGGCCCGGCCAGTCAGAGCTACGGCCTGGCCGTGGCGCAGCTGGCGGGCGTGCCGGCGCCAGTGATCCTGCGCGCACGCGAGCATTTGGGCCGGCTGGAAACCACCAGCCTGCCCCATGAAGCCCCGCTGAGCAAAAAGGCCAAGGACGAGCCGCAAGTCCCACACCAGAGCGACCTGTTCGCCAGCCTGCCACACCCGGCCATCGAGAAGCTGGGCAAGCTGGACCTGGACGACATGACCCCGCGTCAAGCTATCGAAACGCTATATCAACTAAAGAACCTGTTATAACGGCGCCCACTACAAGCTGGTAGAATCCGCCGCGGTTTGCTGGTGCTGCAGGCTATTAGCCTGGCCTGCAGCCACATGCCCGTAAACCGCGCGGCCCTGAGAGGAAGGGCCGCCGCCGTCGCCTGAGGAGAGAACTAGAAATGACCTTCGTCGTCACCGACAACTGCATCAAATGCAAATACACCGACTGCGTGGAAGTCTGTCCGGTGGACTGCTTCTACGAAGGCCCGAACTTCCTGGTGATTCACCCGGACGAGTGCATCGACTGTGCACTGTGCGAGCCTGAATGCCCGGCCCAGGCGATCTTCTCTGAAGACGAGATCCCCGCAGGCATGGAAAACTTCATCGAGCTCAACGCCGAGCTGGCAGAAATCTGGCCAAACATCACCGAGCGTAAGGACGCCCTGCCCGACGCAGAAGAATGGGATGGCAAGCCTGGCAAGATTGCCGATCTGGAGCGCTAAGCGCCCGGACACGAAAAAGGCCCGCAACGGGCCTTTTTTCATTTTCTGCGGGCAAAAAAAAGGGGCGGTTTGACCCGCCCACATTTTTTCCGTAGTCCCTGCTTGTCCCAAACATCATCCTGATGAAATCGCTTCTTGCGATGTCCCTGGCCTTCTCCCTGAAAGCCTGTGCATGTCCATGTGCACAGTTCGAATACTAGCGAGTTCCCCAAGCCGGGCAACTGCCAGATATCTCAGGATGTTACTGGGGACACATTTCCACATAGACAAAAAATTCATCACTTTCAGATGGTTACGAAAAAATCTAATCTGAAAGCGGCTTTCATCTACTGGTAGTTTCACTGATGGCTTACATAAAGAGTAAGCAAAGGCTTACACGCCATGCATCAAGGGTAGCGCCGTACATATTGCTCGGCTCCGGATTACTGCCAGCCTGTTCCTAGAGCTTCACAGGTAAACCCGCTTCCCAAAGGGAGTGCGAGACCTGAAGACTGTGCAAAACCAGTGGGAGCGGGTTTACCCGCGAAGAGGCCGGAACAGGCTGGTTCAATCTTGAATACAAAAACGCCCCGAGGTGATCGGGGCGCTTCAGATGCGGTGAAACCTGTCTTACTGGAACAGCGACTCGCTGGACAACCCGTTCTTCTCAAGGATCTCCCGCAGGCGCTTAAGCCCTTCCACCTGAATCTGCCGCACGCGTTCGCGGGTCAGGCCGATCTCCAGGCCAACATCTTCGAGGGTGCTGCTCTCATGCCCACGCAGGCCGAAGCGGCGTACCACCACCTCACGCTGCTTGTCGGTCAGCTCACCCAACCACTGATCGATGCTTTGCGACAGGTCGTCATCCTGCAGCAATTCGCATGGATCGGTCGGGCGGTCGTCGGTCAGCGTATCGAGCAGGGTCTTGTCCGAGTCCGGGCCGAGCGACACGTCCACCGAGGACACCCGCTCGTTCAGGCCCAGCATGCGCTTGACCTCGGCGACCGGCTTTTCCAGCAGAGTGGCGATTTCTTCAGGCGAAGGCTCGTGGTCGAGCTTCTGGGTCAGTTCCCGCGCGGCACGCAGGTAGACGTTGAGCTCCTTGACCACGTGGATCGGCAGGCGGATGGTGCGGGTCTGGTTCATGATCGCCCGCTCGATGGTCTGGCGGATCCACCAGGTCGCGTAGGTCGAAAAGCGGAAGCCCCGCTCCGGGTCGAACTTCTCCACCGCGCGGATCAGGCCCAGGTTGCCCTCCTCGATCAGGTCGAGCAGTGACAGGCCACGGTTGACGTAACGGCGGGCGATTTTCACCACGAGGCGCAGGTTGCTTTCGATCATGCGCTTGCGGCCGGCAGGGTCACCCTTTTGCGACAGGCGCGCAAAGTGCACTTCTTCTTCCGGCGAAAGCAGAGGCGAGAATCCGATCTCGTTGAGATACAGCTGGGTGGCATCGAGCGCCCGGCTGTAATCGATGTACTTGTGTTGCTTGAGCGAAGAGCCCGATTTCGCTCTGGTCCGAACCGAAGGTACAGCAGGTTCGTCTGACACCACATCCGTTTCCAAAACGATGCCCGTCTCCATGAGGAGGACGTCATCGTCGATGTCAAACTCCGGCGCTTCTTTACTGAGAGCCATTGTTATAGTCCTTTGCTGAGTTCGAACTCAGACTCTTGCGGCGCCTGTCTCCCTGGCATCGC